GAAATGATTTTCTCCAGCTGCGAAACTAAAACTTCCGCCAGATGTTGAATATGCCATTATAATTACCTCTTTTTAAAAAAATTAATTTAATAGCAACAAACTAACTAGGGCTTCACTCTACCATCGGCATAGGCTTGATCAATTTCTTTCTCATGCTTTCTAAACTGTTTGTCGTTTAGTTTGCCAATTTCAGCAGCGGTCCAAATTCTTTTGTTACTACCTGTATTTTGTTTCCTAGCCTTAGATAAAGTTGGTTCAACATTCTGCTTCGCCTTCTCCACTAATTCCGCTTTGGAAACACTTTTCGGATTCAGACCTAAATCTTTTTTATATTTTGATAAGAGGGATATAACATCCTCAGAATCACCTTCGCTAGCTGCACTCTGCCACATTCTTGATTGTCTTCCTAACCAAAGAGCAAAGTCCTCACTCTCTGATGTAGATTTCCAGTCAGGATGTACATCTGCAATAGCTCCGTAATGTTTCTTATCCGCTTCCTCTCGTTGAGTCTTCAAGACCTCTTCTGTAGCCTGGTTCACTCTTTGATCAACAGACGCGATGCGAGCATCAACATATTGCTGAAGTGGTTTAACAATCTCTGGATAGTCTTTGACTATTTCAGCGAGGTCAACATTCACTTCCTCTTTCTGTCTTTCAATTCGTGTATCGGACTTCATGCTTTCGATAGCTGTTATCTTATTAGACATTTCAGATATCTTGGCTTCAAGTTCTTTCTCTCTCTGGGTAGCCTTGGTCATTCGTGCCTGAGCATTCTTGTACCTTTCTTCCCATTGGTCAGCAGATAGTAAACCCTTATCAGATTTAACATCTTCTTCCTGAACCTCGTGTTCTTCCTGATCAGATGCGTCTTCAGTCTCCTGAGATTCATCGGGTGAAGTTTCTACTAGTTCCTCTTCAATCTCTTCTGGGGTGTCTGTGGTTTCATCTTCTTGAGTAGCTAACCCTTTAGATTCAACTTCAGATTCCGTCTTAGATTCAGCAACTTGCTTCATCATCTCATCAGCTTCGTTTTCAAGCCTTTCAGCGATTAACTCGCCTCTAGTTTTTTCTCTTTCCATTTTCTCGGTCCTCGTGGGTGTGTCGATAAAATTAACTATATATGTTAGGTGTGTCCCTTCGGGATCCTAACGCTTCTATTACCTTCGTGGCAATTGTATCCAAAGATACTATAAATTTTAGGATGTCGCAACGCCCTTGGCTAAAGCGGTAGTCCTCCGTTATTTCCAACTGGTCCCTCTCCATTTGGCGGAGGCGTTCCATTTCCAACATCAGGTCCGCCCACTCCTTCGGCATTTGGGATTTGATTTGCCTGACCGCCTTGCTGGCTGGCAAGGATAGCTTGTTGTAGTGCTTGCTCATCCATTAACTCCTTTTCATTTTTAATTACTTCTTCTGGATCTATATCTAATGACTTAGCTATATCCGTTAAGAGCTTATCTCTCTTAATCATATTAGCGTCCATTGGATTATTAATTAGTGATAAGAACTGTAGTAGTCTTTGTGACTGTACTTCTTTTTGTATTAATGCGGTAGATCCTTTTGCAACAACTCTCATGTCTGACTTAACTAACTCGTTATCATTCCAAGTCATGTTCCAGTCATACAATGATCGAATCATTGGTTTGGTTAAATAGTCGTCAATGTTTTTAATAACGGACTTAAGAACAATGTTTGCATTACTCATTAATATAGATATACCTGTGGCAGTTCTATTTAAAGAGCTCTGTGTCTGTCCGTGTGTGTATGATGGTAACGCGGTGGTTTCATCCGCGAACCTTCTGAATAATTCAATTACTGATACCAGTGCTGGAGAATTGGACTGTGGTTGATAGAATCTAACCATGGGCTGATTCCCATCCCCACCCTCTCGCAAGAATACTCTCCAAGGATATAGATCTGTTGGATCTTCACCTGAAGCCATGATGTCAGTATTAACTTCAACCATAGGACCCGATGATAGAGCTACGTTATCTAAGTATATTCTTGTAGCCGCATTCATTGTAGTCTGCGAATCACGCATCATTCTAGGTACGCCTGTACCCCAGAACGCATGTGGGTTCTTTTCATACGGGAAAATGAAGTAAGGTATGACACCGCCTGGAAGCGGGTTGAGTTGTGCTTTAATTACCTTACCGCCTACAGTCCATACATTAGCACTGTACTCTTGGGATAGATCGGCATCGCCTTCAAACTCTATACCTACCTCTTCAAGATCATGACCGTTTAATGAACCCCAGAACTCTGTAATTTCAAACTTGTTTGTTTCTGTGGATCTATCGTTAACATTAGCTATGTCTCTTCTGTCTTTCTCGTGTTGCTCTTCGTCATGGTTTCCTTCTGGATAATGGTCAAGGCATTCCTCAATCATGTCCTTGTTAAAACCTGGGAAGTCTTTAAGGTCTACGAACTCCTGTCGGGATATAATATGTCTTCTGAATATGTCTCGCATATCGTCCATGGATGTCGCGAAAGGATCTGGGTACAAATCAAATATAGACACAGCCTCCATTTCGGGCATTGGGCTTTCTTCGTATACTAACGCGAAACCTTCTTCTGTCTTAACCCACTTATGGTCTTTCTCAACTCTAAGCGTACCAGCCTTCATTGCACCAGTACCAAAGATAACCTGCTCCATGATTGCATCCTTCATCTTGCCTTCTAGGTTTCCTTCGATAGCTTGGTCAAGGATTGCCTCTTCCATGTTCTCTACTCTTCTTTCTGTTTCCTCTGCAAGCTCTGTTTCTAATTCATTAAGTCTTGCTTGAATTAAATCATCAACAAGTCCTGGGTCTACAACCTCAGCAGCCTGCATAATTTCTAACGCGGCTTTCTCGGTGAGTTCTTTTTCTACAAAGGGTTGTTTGGTTATAGGTGTTGCTTCTATTGAAAAGAATTTTTGACCTGGTTGAAATAATAGATCAGTCATTCTTGAGAAGGCTGCAAGTACCTTGGTTCTTGTTAAGCCAACATAGACTTGGGATCTGTCTCCCTTGGATTGGATTTTCGCAAGAACATCAGGATCGTATTGACCCATGAATGCTCGCAAGTCTTCTATCCAATCATCCTCTATATCATCACGGGCATCTTTGTACTCCGTGTATTTGGATTGTAGTATTTGTCCTAGGGAATTTAATTCAGTCTGCTCTTGATCATCTGTATCAACCGCTGCTGAAATCCCCCCTGGTTCTAGTTCGTTTTTTATCTTCATTTAAAAATATTGTTTTTTTGTTCTTTTAAAATTCTGCCTGTGCTTCCTTGGCATGCTGTTCAAACCAAACAAAGCAATTGCGTATGCCATTATTCTATCATCATAACAACCATTCTGTGCATTTGTTATTCCTCTAGCGTCTACCACATAAGTACGTAGCTCGTCTATAAGTTCCATATCAACTATACCACTTTCTCCTTGGCGAAGTAAGTGTGCTAAGTTATCAATAATTAATGGCTTTGTCTTGCTGGTTGTTAAGAAACCTGCACGCCTTGTCATCTTGTCAACATAGGCATCGTCAACGGTTTGTTCTACAAATAGATTTGGGTAGTTAAGTTCCTGTGCTTTTCTTATTGTAGTTAGTCCGTGATTGTTTCTTTCAATTAAAGTCCATGCTTTGTTGTAGTAGATTCCAATCTTACAAACAATGCTCGCAAGGTCGAACGGGTCAACGTGCCCACTCCAAGTCGCAACTTGGTTTCCCAAGTGATCTAGTACCTGTATTACCGAGTAGTCGCCATGCTCCAATCCCTCCGCAACATCAACACCAATACAGTATCTTAGAGAATCCTTTGGATTCTCGAAAATTTTTAGGAGCCCCTTCGCGTGGGGGACAAGCTCAGTATCGCGAACATCGTAGCGTTCAACGGGGGTATAGCATTCAACTGCCGCCTGGTCTATGAACTTAGGCTCAACAAATAATCTGCCTGTGGTCAGAAACGCTTCTTGCGGGGTAGAGGGATACTCCTGCCTAAACAGGTCTTCGCCGCCAAGCTCCTGTATCTTTAAACGCCTAAACATTATTTGCTCATTAGTCAGCTCGTACATACGCTTGATATCTTCTTCTTCGCGTTCTAATTCAAAGTAGGGATCAACCTTACGCTTGTAGTCCACCATCATAAACCAAGGTATAAAACATATTTCCCATTCGCCCTCGCCACGCAATGCTCTCATACATGCATCATAAAACCATCCGCCTGCTCCATTCGCGGTAGACTCCAACATAATCTCGGACTCTGCTTCGGGGACTGTTTGTAGTAGACCCGGAATAATATCTGAGTTCGGATAGAAGGCTACCTCTGATCCATGTAAATAGTTTGTTGTCCAACCCCTTCCTACTTCCCCGGTTCTCGCAGTCGCAACTCTCCAACGCGAACCATGTTTAAAAGCCATAGACGAACTTGTATGTTCTTTAATCTCTGGGGTTACTAATGCGTGGGGTAGGTTGTCATAGAAATTACGCACCATTCCAAAGATGGCTTTGGTTGATTCATTAAGATGGGATACAACTACAGCGTTTTGATTTTCATTTGTGGTCGTCTTCCAAAAGCCTCGTGCCTGGCAATAGGTCGATATGCCCGTTTGACGAGACTTTAAGATGAGTATTCTCACCTTACCGTGATGAGCATATTGCTCGTTGATCATATCGTCTAGTAGTTTCTGTGCCTCATTGAACTCAAAGGGTATTAACTTGCCCTGTTTATTTATAATTTTTAGGCAATGCTTGGCATAAAGAGGGAGATTCGTTTTGAAGGTTTTTACAATTTTTTGAATTTGATTTTTTTGCATTTCGTATTTTTAAAAACTACCCCCCCCTAAAGGGACATAGGGGTATACATATATATAGGGTACCATGTCCAGCACCCCCGGGTAGTAATCACGCGTATATGTGCATAAAATAAGGGTTTCGCACACATGAAAAAAGTATCGCCTTAGTTAAGCGAGTCTTTTTCTATAAAATCCAAGCTTTCAAACCAACCATTCTCAGCCATATTTACTTCAAGCTTTTGTTTATCGTCAATCATTCCGTAGTACTTCATGAGTAACTCTAAGGCTTTGAGACGGCTTCCGCCTGTGTGTCCTGATACATCACCAAGGGCTTCTTCTTTCAAGCGGTCTATTAAGCTGTCATGGTCTTTTAAATGCCTTTCCTTGCTCTCTGCTAGTTCAAATGAGAGCATTTTCTGAACCTCGTCATCTTTCATCAGGCGATACCCTTGATTATAACTGCTCTTCTCTGAGTATCCACAACGCCTTGCCGATTCTGTGGCGTTCTTAGTTGTTAAATAATGTTGTACGAACTCCGCTTTTCTTTGGCTCATTGTCTTATCTTTAATAGTCATTCTTTTAATCCTCTTATGTTTATATCTCTCTACTAGATACCTTGCCTTTTATTATATATATATTACTGCTTGATGTGTAGCGGTGTCTTTTGCCTCTTCTTTTTCTTCCCCCAAAAAACGCCCCTCCAAAGTACCAGATGGATTCCAGATCAAGAAATTATTGCTTTTTTTATTAGCTTCGAACCCTTATTAATACAGGCTTTTTTAAATTAGTTGTTAAAGTTGTTGACATGCAGCTCAACATATTATTTAATTGTATACATTGATTACATATATAGGAGGGAATCAATATGGCGAAGTTACATCACACAGAATACAAAAAGAACTATAAGAACTATATTCTTGATTGTTTAGATAATGAAGATGAAATTATAGAATCATCAACAAAGTTTAGCAGACTAGATAAGATTGATTATTTAGTTCATAGATTTTATACAGAGTATGGATTTATGATTAACAGAGTAGGAAAGCAAAAAGCAATTGCAAATTGGTTAAGTGGCTTAGCAATTAATATAGTCTATTGGAATGAAGATATTATCCAACTTGCCAAGGATATGGGTTCTGTTGACGAATCCATGACAAGAAGACAAGAGGAAACAATCCTTACTAATTATTGGTCATTTATGGCTAATATTATTATTTTGCTAGAGCAAGAAGTGGAAAGGGTGGCGTAATGGAAGACTACACGGAATATGAACAAGCCATAGTCGACTATGAAGAGGATAACGACATTGTATATTGTTGCTTTCCTTTAGACCTTGGCAAGGTTGAAATCTTTATGCATGAAACATCAGCACACAAAGAACAAGGTATTACTTATAACATCTTTATTAATAAAAAAGAGTTTGACGGTGGTATCTATAGGCATGATGTCTTTATAGACTCTGACGAGTTGGGAGACTTTGAGTATGACTTATGCGTCATTGACGCTTTGCGATACGTTAAACAAAGATTTCAAGAATCAAATTTAATAATTAATACATAAGGGGTAAACAATGAATTTTAATATCAACATACAAAAACAAGGCGGTTTCTATGAACTGTCTTGCATTCACTTAGGGTTAAGAGTTACCAAGGTTTACCATGGGTATTCACTTGCCGATTCTATCAGAGCGTTTCAGGAATACTTAGATTATGGGTTTAGGGGGTAATCATGGCACAATTTAAAGTGGTTAAGGTTTCAAAGGTTGTATCTATTGCATACGTTGAAGCAGAGTCTTGGGAACTAGCAGAGGATATGGCTCACTATCATGGCGATAGTATGGAATGGAATACGGATAATGAAGATGAGTCTATAGAGGCTATTAGTATTACTGATGAGGAATAATTTTCCGAAACTTTCTTTTTTCCCCAAATCGAGGGGCGGAGAAAGTCTAATACATATACGAACATTAAAGGAGGGAATATATGCATACATTTGAAGTTGATACATGGATATTCTTTGACAGAGATTCTTTTAATCTCAAGGGATATAGATATAACTTTTGTGAAGGGAAGCAGAATCTTTTAGAGATTAACAAAATTGATCTTCCTAAGCTTAAAAAGGAACTAAGTTCCTATCATTATGATTGGGCAACAGACGGAAGCGATACAGTCATTTTTTCAGAAGATGACTTTGAGGATACCTATAATCCTTTTAGGGGTTTAGGTTGGGTTGATTATTATAAAGACCTAGACATTCCCAATGATTGGGAAAACATATCTTATTCTAATGATGAACTACCTAGTTTTTTATATAAGGATTATCAGATTTGGATTAATTCGCCTTTGCTTAGTGAAAGGCAGGAAGGATATCTTGGTATAGGGTTTGAAAACTTAGATAATTATAAGGATTGGAGGTTTGCAGTTTGCAACTACAACGCCAACGACTGCGAAACGCAAGACGAAATATTTACAAGCTTAGAACTAGGCGAGGTTATTAATTTTTTAAAGGAGCAAGACTAATGGATATAGGAAATAATTGCGT